AAATGTTACTGGACATCCCTTGAAGAGAAGGTTCTGGAAACCACCGTCAGCCATGTCGGTGTCGGTGTACCTGATCTGTCCTTCAAGAAGACCCTCGTATGTTTCATACTGGGTTTGTCCTGTGATGATGATTGTAGGCTGATCATTACCCACTGAACAGTTATTGTAAGTGGTAGCCATGTTTGCTTGAGTAAGAGCGCCACCTACGTTAGTAACTTGTGATCTCCACCACGAGTTATCTCCGTCAGTAGCATCAATACCCGCAAAAGCGGCTGATCCATCATCATTACCTAGACCAACACAAGCGGCTAGACCATTCCAGTCTTTGCCACCGTTGCCGGTGCTGTTACCATAAAACATGGTGTTCATGTTTTCAATAATTGTTTCCTGCGTTTGAAAGATTTTTCCTTCAAGAAGGTCAATTATTTGTGCTTCGCCATTATTTTTGGCTTCTTCAATACCGTTGATTGTTACTGTCGCAGCATACTGTTTCCAAGAGTACTCAGCAGCGCTTATGCCTGTTTGAGCAGTTGTGGAAATAGCATCTGTACCAGCGTATGAACCAGCGGTAGAGTTTGTGCCATAAATAAGGGGTACTACTATGTTCGCACCACCTGATACACGCCTAATTGTCTGACCATTTGTTAAAGCGTAAAACAGTGGTCTTGCGCTGAAAATGTTGTCAGTCAGTTTAGGGATATAGTTTTTCAGAGTGGTGGAAAGTATTTCATCAAAGTTAGCATTACCTGCTGCCATTTGTTTTTTACCTCATTCTGTTATCTATGAAGCAAGTTCCCGTTTCGCATCCTCGAATGCTTGCCGGATAGAATTAGGTTTAAGAACCGTACTGTCCTTAACAGCCCCTGTTTGTTTTGAACCTGTCGGTTCTACAACAGTAGCGTCTCGTTTAGCGTCTGTCCGTTCCTGTTCTTTTTCAAGTTTACTGGCCTTTTCTGCAACGTCGCCGTAGCGCATGTGTGTTAGCGCGGCTTCTAAATTGCCTATTTTATGAGTCAGTGCATGTTGATAAAGTTCTTGAGCGTCAAAATCGCCGTACTGGTCTTTAAGCCCTTCTACTTGCTTTTCTGTTTGTTGTCGTCTTTGTAACCGATTCTGCTGCGCTATCTGTGTTTCCAAATTCGCTATGCGCTGCTCGGTAGGATCAGGTTCTGTGTCACCCCAAGTGTCATAACTATCGTCACCACCTGTATTGGATGATCCAACCTGAACCCCGAACGCATCAGCCAACGCTGTTAACGTACCATTAGGGTCCGCTTCCAACGAGGAAACTATTGCTTCCGCTTGCTGTAACCGTTTACGTTCGGAAGCCAATTCCTGCGTCTTACGTGTGTAATCCGACTGTCTTTGGTATCCGTCCCGAAGTTCTTCAAGGCTGACCTCTTGATTTTCGCCATCCACCTTAACGGCGTATGTGTCACCAGAAGGTTCCTCTGAAACTTCAACTGAAGACTCTGGAGTGTCCACCTTAGTGGATTCCGTTACATCCTCTTCCATATTCTATTTTCTCCTTGGAGTCCTAAAAGGCTGCTCCTATACTATTCGGGAACTGTGTCCCGTTATAAGGATGGAAATTCCATCCCCATTTGACCCTGTAATTGGGCCAACAACTCTGGAGGCACGCCGCCGGTTGGAGCAAACGCTCCCGTGTCGGGGCCGGGTGGTACAGGCACTTGACCAAATGGTGTAGGTGCTGCACCTGCCTCTTCAGAAGCAACTTCCATGTCTTGCGGAGTTTGCTGCTGAATAATAAACTTTTCAGGATCTTTAACATCGAATCCCATTGTTAAAACATGTTTCGCTAAAGCAACAGGATCTATGACAGTGCCTACGAGAGGTGCCATAGCATTTAATAATGAGACAGCCTGCTGTTTACGAATAGTGTCATTGATAGGTTGAGTTGAACCACCTTCAACAGTGAAATCAAATTCCCCTATAATGTCATCTCTGCTGTAAGTAAAGAACATGTCTTGACCGCCTTTACCGGCGATACGAGCCATCTGTTCACCTGTCATAAACTGTTGCATCAACTGGATAACCCGTCGTGCTAACTGTCCGATACTTATTTCAATTATTGCAAGTTTGTCTGCTGCGCGAGCATTACCTGCATCAGCGATAATGGATGCTTCTGTCGCTGTACGCCTAATTTCAGGCATCGAGCCACGGGCATATTCTGAAACACCAGACACAGTGTTGATGTCTTGTTCAATGATGGCTGAAGTGTTATAAATTTCTGGTGATAAAGGAGTTTGTGGCATTGGTACCACAACTTCTTGCAAAGGTTTATTTTCATCAACCACTGGAACTAAACGTCCATCTTGATCTGATTCTAACGCTTCGCGTCCTTCAGGACCGAATGAACGTTCGTGGTACAAATATTTTCTTGCATAACGTTTACGTGCATTTATAAGTTGCGTACGTGTTTTATCCAATTCGAGTTGTAAAGACTCTATTGATTCTAAATCACCCATTGGGTAAAAGAAATCAGGAATGTCATAATTTCGTAACATTACAAAAGGTTGACCGTAAGCGTAAGGCATAGGCATAGGATCAACTAGAAACTCTTCGCTCGCTTGTGAGAACACTGACATTGTGTTTTCTTCAATGTCATAATATTCGTAGATTGCTACCCTATCTTCGTCAGCCAAATATTGTTCTTGTTCTTGTATCTGACGGTTTTGAAACATCGGGTACAAAATACCGTCGGCTTGTAAACGTTTACGAACTGATGCTTTGTATCGTTTATCTTTTTTAGCCTCTTCCAAAGGACGCACTATGCGTTGACAAATCCAATTAGCATCTTCTACACAAGTTGCTTCCGGGTCGATGTAAATGTCAAAAGGTGAAACTCTTTCAATGAAAGGCTGGTCTTCCACAACCATCATTGTTGTTTCAGGAATGTTAACAATTATTTCTTCATCTGTTGGAAGATCACCTGCCATATCAATATTTTCCACAGCGAAAGTATCCGCTTCTAAAATAGCGTCATCTAACATTTCTTCACGTTCAGAGTCGCTGAGAGTTCGTTCTTGTTCAACAAACTTCCAACCGACTTTCATCCATGCGTGACCCGTTATAAGAAAGTCTTTAACTGCACGTCGGAAAGGTTTACGAAAATCGTGATGTCTCCACAAATAGTTAACTACCGCTTCAACAAACGCCGCTCTGTCTTGATCTTCTTCTTGGGTAGCGGAAACAACTATTTTAGGGTGATTAACCGAAACGGAAGGTGCTATAACATTAACTGTACTAAAAGCAAGATTAACTACGATCAGATCTTCATTAGTTGCTGTTGTTTGAGGCCATTGCCTTCCACGGTACAAGTCTGTCATACGTTGCCATAGCGAGTCGTAACCCATTTCTTCCCGCCAACGTGCTGATGATTCTAACCTTTTTTTAGCAGTGGCATATTGCTCTGCTCTGGTTTTACGTGCCATTAGACTTTCTCTATGTTACGGCCTTGCGCTAACGCCTCGCCTACTAGTTTGTTTTCTCTTTCTCGTAAAGTCAAATGCTGCTCGTCTGGCGGTAACAGTGAGCGGGAGACCGCTCCAGTTACGAATTTGATCCCAAGAAGTTTTTGACGACGTTCCCATAACTCATCCAGTTCTGCATCTGAGACGGGACCTCGAAAGTCCTGAACATACAAAGCAAATTCTTCGTATGTTGCCTCGCGAGGGAGGACAGCCATTATGGACGAGGGCCGAAGCCTTTTGCATTCCAACCCTTGAGACGTGGCTGAGGATCTGATGGCTCAACATTACCTGTTGTACCATGCTGATTAAACGGTGTTTCTTTCACAGAAATCTCACCATAACCGCCAGTCATGTTTGCATACTTGTTGTCTTCAAAACGTTGCGCGAAATCCTGTGAGCCGCCCGGTTCCCAAATAGGGTTAGCAACCACAGAAGAACCGCGTTCCATTTTGTTGTTACCACCTTTTGTACCAGCACCATCCACATTTTGTGAAGCACTAGTATGTGAAACAAATCTTGCCATAATTGAAACCTCCTAATGGTTCCTAAAAGTCTTCTAAATACTATGGTTACAGTGTCCCACGTATACTATGTTTACCTATCAACATTTCATCAGTTTCCTCTGGTTTAACCATTCTAGCAAACCAATCCACAGTCCAATAATCGTCAGTTTTCGTTGAATACTCAGGCATAAACGCATACTGGCGCATTTCATTAGCCAACGCTAAAGCCATAACACGGTCATCATGCGGGCTACCTGACATAGTACCCCTGCTTGTACGCACATAAGTACGTAACTCAGCCAAAGTAAACCTATCGTGAATCGTTAACTCTTCTGAACGTAAAGCCATACCAAGATCATCAATCAACAAAGGTTTAGTCGTTCTAGTAGTTTTCCAACCAAACTCTTGAGACACTTTAGAAGTTGACTGATTCAAACTTCTTTTACGAAAAAGATTAGGGTGACCTAAATGACGCAACTGAACCAACGTAGTTAAACCATGATTGTTTGATTCCACGCAAGTCAAACCGTCGTTATACCACAACGCCAAATTGTACACTTCATTAGCCAAAGTATCAGGTGGTATGTGACCATGCCAAATAGCAACCTGCTCACCACTGCGTACATCTAACACTTGAGCACAAGAATAGTCGCCGTGGATTAAACCTTCCGCTGTGTCAACACCTAAACAATAAATGTGGTTTGCTTCCGGCTCACGCCAAACTGTAAGCATCTTTTCTAAACTCCACTACTTTCGGATGAGGGTTCCACAAATACCCTCCTTGACCTTCTTCTATTTGACCTGCCATACTTTCTAACACATCCAAATCAAACACAGGGTTACCAGACTTAATAAACGCCTCTTCAGGACTGGTCGGATACTCTTGAGCCAACTGCCACGCCAACATAGATTCTTTCTTAGACTGATACCAAGTCTCATCCCTGTCCTCAGTAGCAGACCAAGGGAAAAACATTGGTTCAAACTTGTTGGTACCAGTTTCAGAACCAACCCACAGTTCGTGAAAAAAGTTACCCGAACCGTTAGCAGTAGACAAACCTATAATCCTACCGCCAACATCAGCGACAGGTTCTATAGAAGCCCACGCTTCTTCAGGGTTTGGAAGGAACGCCCATTCGTCAACCACAACCAGCGTAGCCGACTCACCTCTAGCAGGATCGGATGCTGAAGGCATTGAAGTAATTTGAGAACCATTATCAAACCCCATTTTCTGCTGATGTTCAACAGTTGATTTCGGACCACGCGACACCATCCATTCAGGTAAATGCTGAAAACCATACTTTGATTTTCTTAATAATAAAACAGACTCACGTTCAGTACGAGAAAGATCAATAATGTTCTGATCAGAGAAAAAGAACGCTAACCAAAACTGGTGAGCAGCAACAAGAGTA